ACGAGATGTAGCTCCGTCTCGTGGGCTCGGAGATGTGTATAAGAGACAGATAGGCGCTGTGCTCCTCGTTCTTATTAAAGTGTTGTGCTATATTTATTATTTGTATATTCTTTTTACTATTTTATATTATTATAGCACATACCTGCGCCCGAAAGGGCGGAACGGTTCGGCATCGCTGCCCCTTAGTTCATTTCATTGGCAAAGCCTATTTAATTTTTCCCGGAGGGCTTTGAATTTACCTTATTCAAAGCTCTTATCCCTTGTCTTTCTTTTGAAAAATTACACTTACTCCAAAAAAAACATCATTTTATTTGGTTATTATGATTTTTATTTCTATCATTGCAGTGTTGTTTAACTGATATTTGTTTTATTATGAAAGTTACTCCTCAACAATGGATTGAAATTGTAAAATTAATTTCAACTTTTATTATTGGTGTTATCACCACTTTGTTTGTACAGTCTTGTACTGTTTCTATGTCTATTTTAAAGAACAATCAAAACTCGACGCAGAAAACTGAACAGACTTCTACGTCGTCTATTGATTCTACTAAAATTAATATTAATCCTAAAAATTTTTAAGTTATGGAAATGTATTTGATTTCTTATCAGAAGCAAGGTTCTACCCCTGTTGTGTATGTTGCTAATGAGTCTACTCTTATGGCTACTGTTAACCAGGCTTTAAAAGAGTCTGAAGGTTCGCCTGTATTGGTTTCATCCGCTAAGACTATTTGATTATGACAGAGAAAGAACGGGAAAAATATTTAGCTACAGAGTGTTTTCATCCTCGAAAGGTGACTAATAGATACACTCATGAAACTTTGTTTGTTCGTTGTGGTACATGTCCTTCATGTCTTGTTCATCGTTCTAATATCCAATGTGCTTTAATATCTAACATGTCGTCTCATTTTAAGTATGCCTACTTTTTTACGCTTACTTATTCTGATGAGTTTGTCCCTCGTGTGTCTTTTGAAGTTGTAGAAAGGTGTGATGCTGAAAGTGAGATAGATGCTTATATGTCCGATTCTGACCCTAGACATTTGCCCTACGATGATTCTAAATATCAAATAGCAGCTACTTATTTACCCCGTTCTGGCTGTTTTCGCGTTCACGACTCCGGTCGTGTTCGCGATTTTTCAGAAACAGAGTCTTCTTATCAGTTTCTTCATACTTTTTCTGGTAAGGAAATACGTGATTTGTTGGTAGCTTCTAACGGTCGTTATGATTTTGTACGCAAATGTGTTGTTTTCCCTTCTATTGATGAATGTCGTAATGAGGTTTTTGTTTTGAATCCTTATGATCAGAATTTGTTTTTTAAACGTTTACGTAAATTGATTGCAAAGAAATACGATGAAAAAATATGTTACTACCTTGTATCAGAGTATGGTGGCCGGACATATCGTCCGCATTGGCACGGTATATTATTCTTTAACTTGGACGAACTCACCTCGTCTATATGTGAGTTGGTATCTAAGAGTTGGAGCTACGGTCTTACAGATTGTTCACTGTCGAGAGGTTCCGCTGCTGGTTATGTTGCGTCGTATATTAATAGTTTTGTCGATTTACCAGATTTTTTTAACCGACACAAAGAAATTAAGCCTAGATCCTACCACTCCAAAGGACTTTCGGTTAATAGCCTCTTTTGTCAATCGTCCGACATTTCAGAAGTACAGTCAGTTGCCTCTTCATGTATTGATGGATTTAGTGTCCCGATTAATGGTGAGTATGTCACAGTCAAACCTTCACGGTCGTATGAACGTATGCTATTCCCCCGAATCTCTGACCCTGTTTTTGCGAATCCATACGGCTGTGTTGACTTATTTTTCGGTGCGTTCACAGCATCCAATAGGCTCGTACGTGACGGATATATATCAATAGATGAGAATCTTTCTGTTTGGCAGCTTTCTAGGCGTTATGCGGAGTATTATTACGGTGTTCGTGCTGGTTATCACAATGTTTCTTATTATGATTCTTTAATTTTTAAGTTTATCCGTTTGGAAACTGACCAGATTGATTCTGACTCTGTTACTGGTAAGATTTATAGGTTTTTTTCTGCTGTTAATCGTACTTTTCGTTTTTGGAATCTTGATAGATATGTTTTATCCCATGATTTAAAGAAGTCTTTACTCAAATTGTTTACTGTTTCTTTTGATTATTGGTCTAGAAAGGAATTGAGATATATTAATGATTATTATGATTATCTTTCTGTTCATCCTGAATCCCAGGCTTTTTTAAGTTCAAGGACTATTAATTTCTCTTGTCCTCTTAAAGATGATAAGCTTTTTTGGCGTGATTTAAATTCTACCTTGTCCTCTTTGAAAAAATCTGTTTTGGAACGGATTTTTCAGAAAGTTAAACATAAGAATTATAATGATATATCAGGTTTATTGTTTAATTTAAATTTTTAGTTTATGGCTTATTTTACAGGTCTTAAACAGCTCCAGAATCATCCGCATCGTTCTGGTTTTGATATTGGAGCTAAAAATGTGTTTTCTGCTAAGTGTGGTGAGCTTCTTCCTATCTTTTGGGATTTAGGCTTGCCCGGTTGTACTTACGACATTAGTTTGCAGTATTTTACTCGTACTCGTCCTGTGCAGACTGCTGCTTATACTCGTGTTCGTGAGTATTTTGATTTTTATGCTGTTCCTGTTGATTTGATTTGGAAATCTTTCGATGCTTCTGTTATTCAAATGGGTGAAATTGCTCCGGTTCAATCTAAGGACTTATTAAATGCTCTTACTGTTAAAGGTGATTTACCTTGGTGTAATCTATCTGATTTAGGTTGGTCTACATTTTTGTCGTCTGGTTCATTTAGTACTGGTACTTCTCCTTCTGTCTCCTCTAGTTATGCTAATATTTTCGGATATAATCGTGGTGATGTTAATTACAAGTTGCTTCACATGCTTAATTACGGTAATATTATTCCGACTTCTCCATCGTTGTCTATTGGTGGCGCTTCTTATCGTTGGTGGAATATGAGCGCTCCTTTGGATGAGTCTCCTCAAACTTATTCCCAGCTATTCAATTATAATTTAGCTGTAAATATCTTGCCTCTTGCTGCTTATCAGAAAATTTATCAAGATTTTTTCCGCTGGTCGCAATGGGAAAATGCAGATCCTACTTCTTATAATTTTGATTGGTATATTGGTTCTGGTAATATTTTTGGTACGAGTATTTCTACTTCTATTGGAATTAATAACGATTATTGGAAACGTGATAATCTCTTTTCTCTTCGTTATTGTAACTGGAATAAGGATTTGTTCATGGGAATTCTTCCCAATTCCCAGTTTGGAGATATTGCTGTTGTAGATGTTTCTGGTCGTACTGATTCTACTCCTGTTCGTCTTGGTCCTTCTGGTTTAACTGTTCAAAATTATGCGTCGGTTGGATCGAATTCTTCTTTTTTAGTGAAGCTTTCTTCTGCTCCTTCTTCTCCTATTCCTGCTGGTTCCAATTTTTTTGTTAATAATTCATCGGTTTCTTCTTCGTTTAATATTCTTGCTCTTCGTCAAGCAGAAGCTTTGCAGAAATATCGTGAAATTACCCAGTCTGTTGATACTAATTATCGTGACCAGATTAAGGCACATTTTGGTGTGAATGTCCCTGCTTCTGATTCTCACATGGCACAGTATATTGGTGGAATTGCTCGTAATCTTGACATTTCAGAGGTTGTAAATAACAACTTGCAAGGAGATGGTGAAGCCGTTATTTATGGTAAAGGTGTTGGTACCGGAACTGGTTCTATGCGTTATTCTACTGGTTCTAAATATTGTATTTTGATGTGTATTTATCACGCTATGCCTCTTTTGGATTACAATATCTCTGGCCAAACAGCTTATTATTAAATAACTGAACAACAGGAACGGACTCCATACCAATATTATCAAATTCAGGAATAGGTAAATCCTCAACAGAAGTACAAAGTAATTGCGCTGGTTGGCCAGAGATATTGTAATCCAAAAGAGGCATAGCGTGATAAATACACATCAAAATACAATATTTAGAACCAGTAGAATAACGCATAGAACCAGTTCCGGTACCAACACCTTTACCATAAATAACGGCTTCACCATCTCCTTGCAAGTTGTTATTTACAACCTCTGAAATGTCAAGATTACGAGCAATTCCACCAATATACTGTGCCATGTGAGAATCAGAAGCAGGGACATTCACACCAAAATGTGCCTTAATCTGGTCACGATAATTAGTATCAACAGACTGGGTAATTTCACGATATTTCTGCAAAGCTTCTGCTTGACGAAGAGCAAGAATATTAAACGAAGAAGAAACCGATGAATTATTAACAAAAAAATTGGAACCAGCAGGAATAGGAGAAGAAGGAGCAGAAGAAAGCTTCACTAAAAAAGAAGAATTCGATCCAACCGACGCATAATTTTGAACAGTTAAACCAGAAGGACCAAGACGAACAGGAGTAGAATCAGTACGACCAGAAACATCTACAACAGCAATATCTCCAAACTGGGAATTGGGAAGAATTCCCATGAACAAATCCTTATTCCAGTTACAATAACGAAGAGAAAAGAGATTATCACGTTTCCAATAATCGTTATTAATTCCAATAGAAGTAGAAATACTCGTACCAAAAATATTACCAGAACCAATATACCAATCAAAATTATAAGAAGTAGGATCTGCATTTTCCCATTGCGACCAGCGGAAAAAATCTTGATAAATTTTCTGATAAGCAGCAAGAGGCAAGATATTTACAGCTAAATTATAATTGAATAGCTGGGAATAAGTTTGAGGAGACTCATCCAAAGGAGCGCTCATATTCCACCAACGATAAGAAGCGCCACCAATAGACAACGATGGAGAAGTCGGAATAATATTACCGTAATTAAGCATGTGAAGCAACTTGTAATTAACATCACCACGATTATATCCGAAAATATTAGCATAACTAGAGGAGACAGAAGGAGAAGTACCAGTACTAAATGAACCAGACGACAAAAATGTAGACCAACCTAAATCAGATAGATTACACCAAGGTAAATCACCTTTAACAGTAAGAGCATTTAATAAGTCCTTAGATTGAACCGGAGCAATTTCACCCATTTGAATAACAGAAGCATCGAAAGATTTCCAAATCAAATCAACAGGAACAGCATAAAAATCAAAATACTCACGAACACGAGTATAAGCAGCAGTCTGCACAGGACGAGTACGAGTAAAATACTGCAAACTAATGTCGTAAGTACAACCGGGCAAGCCTAAATCCCAAAAGATAGGAAGAAGCTCACCACACTTAGCAGAAAACACATTTTTAGCTCCAATATCAAAACCAGAACGATGCGGATGATTCTGGAGCTGTTTAAGACCTGTAAAATAAGCCATAAACTAAAAATTTAAATTAAACAATAAACCTGATATATCATTATAATTCTTATGTTTAACTTTCTGAAAAATCCGTTCCAAAACAGATTTTTTCAAAGAGGACAAGGTAGAATTTAAATCACGCCAAAAAAGCTTATCATCTTTAAGAGGACAAGAGAAATTAATAGTCCTTGAACTTAAAAAAGCCTGGGATTCAGGATGAACAGAAAGATAATCATAATAATCATTAATATATCTCAATTCCTTTCTAGACCAATAATCAAAAGAAACAGTAAACAATTTGAGTAAAGACTTCTTTAAATCATGGGATAAAACATATCTATCAAGATTCCAAAAACGAAAAGTACGATTAACAGCAGAAAAAAACCTATAAATCTTACCAGTAACAGAGTCAGAATCAATCTGGTCAGTTTCCAAACGGATAAACTTAAAAATTAAAGAATCATAATAAGAAACATTGTGATAACCAGCACGAACACCGTAATAATACTCCGCATAACGCCTAGAAAGCTGCCAAACAGAAAGATTCTCATCTATTGATATATATCCGTCACGTACGAGCCTATTGGATGCTGTGAACGCACCGAAAAATAAGTCAACACAGCCGTATGGATTCGCAAAAACAGGGTCAGAGATTCGGGGGAATAGCATACGTTCATACGACCGTGAAGGTTTGACTGTGACATACTCACCATTAATCGGGACACTAAATCCATCAATACATGAAGAGGCAACTGACTGTACTTCTGAAATGTCGGACGATTGACAAAAGAGGCTATTAACCGAAAGTCCTTTGGAGTGGTAGGATCTAGGCTTAATTTCTTTGTGTCGGTTAAAAAAATCTGGTAAATCGACAAAACTATTAATATACGACGCAACATAACCAGCAGCGGAACCTCTCGACAGTGAACAATCTGTAAGACCGTAGCTCCAACTCTTAGATACCAACTCACATATAGACGAGGTGAGTTCGTCCAAGTTAAAGAATAATATACCGTGCCAATGCGGACGATATGTCCGGCCACCATACTCTGATACAAGGTAGTAACATATTTTTTCATCGTATTTCTTTGCAATCAATTTACGTAAACGTTTAAAAAACAAATTCTGATCATAAGGATTCAAAACAAAAACCTCATTACGACATTCATCAATAGAAGGGAAAACAACACATTTGCGTACAAAATCATAACGACCGTTAGAAGCTACCAACAAATCACGTATTTCCTTACCAGAAAAAGTATGAAGAAACTGATAAGAAGACTCTGTTTCTGAAAAATCGCGAACACGACCGGAGTCGTGAACGCGAAAACAGCCAGAACGGGGTAAATAAGTAGCTGCTATTTGATATTTAGAATCATCGTAGGGCAAATGTCTAGGGTCAGAATCGGACATATAAGCATCTATCTCACTTTCAGCATCACACCTTTCTACAACTTCAAAAGACACACGAGGGACAAACTCATCAGAATAAGTAAGCGTAAAAAAGTAGGCATACTTAAAATGAGACGACATGTTAGATATTAAAGCACATTGGATATTAGAACGATGAACAAGACATGAAGGACATGTACCACAACGAACAAACAAAGTTTCATGAGTGTATCTATTAGTCACCTTTCGAGGATGAAAACACTCTGTAGCTAAATATTTTTCCCGTTCTTTCTCTGTCATAATCAAATAGTCTTAGCGGATGAAACCAATACAGGCGAACCTTCAGACTCTTTTAAAGCCTGGTTAACAGTAGCCATAAGAGTAGACTCATTAGCAACATACACAACAGGGGTAGAACCTTGCTTCTGATAAGAAATCAAATACATTTCCATAACTTAAAAATTTTTAGGATTAATATTAATTTTAGTAGAATCAATAGACGACGTAGAAGTCTGTTCAGTTTTCTGCGTCGAGTTTTGATTGTTCTTTAAAATAGACATAGAAACAGTACAAGACTGTACAAACAAAGTGGTGATAACACCAATAATAAAAGTTGAAATTAATTTTACAATTTCAATCCATTGTTGAGGAGTAACTTTCATAATAAAACAAATATCAGTTAAACAACACTGCAATGATAGAAATAAAAATCATAATAACCAAATAAAATGATGTTTTTTTTGGAGTAAGTGTAATTTTTCAAAAGAAAGACAAGGGATAAGAGCTTTGAATAAGGTAAATTCAAAGCCCTCCGGGAAAAATTAAATAGGCTTTGCCAATGAAATGAACTAAGGGGCAGCGATGCCGAACCGTTCCGCCCTTTCGGGCGCAGGTATGTGCTATAATAATATAAAATAGTAAAAAGAATATACAAATAATAAATATAGCACAACACTTTAATAAGAACGAGGAGCACAGCGCCTATCTGTCTCTTATACACATCTCCGAGCCCACGAGACGGAGCTACATCTCGT